GCCACTGTTGTGACTACTGGTATACCTGATCCCGTACCTGGCTCTGTTGTTAAAATTGATAAGTATGCTTCTAACTTTGATGGGTTCTGGTTGGTGCGTGGTATCAAACATACGATATCCCGATCTAACTATGTGTCTGAGTTAGAAATATCAACAGACTCAACTACAGGAAAGCAGTATGGATCAGTACCTGGGAGTGCTTTTAAAACTCCTCCCGTGCCACAGATTTCTAAAGCACATTGGGTATCCTCTGTAGACTTTGGAGACATCTATGTTTGAGAACCCTGTATACCGAGCAGTAGTGCACTACTCCGATAGCACTACTGGCCTTATAAAGGTGCGTGTCCCTGTTCTTTCAGGGGCTGACAGCGTCCTAGACATCTCGTACATTGGTAGATCAGCGGCTAATGGAGTTTGGATAGTTCCTGAAATTGGATCACAAATAGTAGTTACCGCTGATGATGAAAACCTTACCAATGTGTTTTGGCTACAGGTAGCCCCTGATCCTGTCACATCTTTGACAGCCATTCAGGCACAGATAGATACTAAAGCCCCACTTCTCAATCCTACTTTTACTGGTACCCCAAGTGCTCCTTTGGCTCTCACAACAACCAACACTGCCCAATTGGCTACGACTTCTTTTGTTCAACAGGAGATTACTGCGTTAGTTGGTGGGGCACCAACCGCATTAAACACATTAACTGAACTTGCATCAGCAATCAATAATGACGCTTCATACGCTACAACTTTGACAACAGCCCTTGCACTTAAAGCACCACTATACGCTGCGAGTCCTATCGGAATGATAACTGCTTACGCTGGTTCTACTGCACCAAATAACTGGTTAATGTGTTACGGACAAACAGTATCTAGAACAACTTACGCATCGCTTTTTTCCATTATTTCAACCACTTATAATACTGGTGGAGAAGCAGGAACTGATTTTCGCCTTCCCGACTTGCGAGGTCGGACCATTGCTGGTCTTGACAATATGGGGGGTACTGATGCCCTTCGTTTAAGTACCGCTAATAATTTGGGTACGACTACTGGCGCTGAAACAGTTACTTTGACTGCGGCTCAGTCAGGACTTCCTGCTCACCAGCATGCTAATACTGTAACAAATAATGCTGTCACTTCTGGTGCAGGGTCTGCTCACCAACACGCAAATACAGTAACAAACAATGCTGTCACTTCTGGTGACGCTGGTGCGCATAGTCACACAATTGGCTTGAGAACTGGTGCCGCTACAAGCACCCACAACAATACAAACGAAGCATCAGCGGGTGGTGGAACATACGCTACAAGTACTGGTCCTATTTATGGAGTAGGCGACCATAATCATAGCGTTACAAGCAATGTGTCTATCACCAATGTTAACGAAGACGCACATACTCACTCAGTTACAAGCAGTGTGTCTATCACCAATAATGATAATACTGCTGCTAATGCTGCCTCAGCGCATAGTGTTATGCAGCCAACAATGACAATTAACTACATCATCTTGGCGGGGGCCTAATAATGCAGCAAATATGCCATACTAAAGCAAGTGGTATTGTGGGTACACCTCTATTTAGCACACAAAGGCACTACTTTAAAGGATTTTTGGATAAATAATGTCAACCATTAAAACACCATTTCAAATAGCACCGTCGGGACGGGTTGCGCATGTGCTAGATCAAAACATCATTGCTCGCCAACAAATCCTAGATGTTTTAGTAACCTCAAAGTTTGAACGAACTATGAGAGCAGGGTATGGCGCTGGGGCAAATGATCTTATGTATGAGCCTGTGGATGACTTAATATTCTCAGAATTTAAAGTAGATGCCATGATGGAACTAAGTAAACAGGTACGTATAGCCGCTATAACGGATCTATATGTAGCCCCATTGTCCACTCCATACTTTGCAGATGGTGAGGATACTTCACTTGAAATATCCGTTTACTATAGAACAGGGTCACCAGGAGTGCAGTTGCTTACCTTTAGTGTTGTTTCCCCAGATACCCTTACCGAGGAGTCTTAACCCATGGCTACGTTTGACTACACCAGCAGAGATTACAACTCAATCCAGGCTGACCTTTTGGCTAGAGCAAGCAGAGTTCTTCCAGAGTGGACTAACCGAGACGCTTCTGACTTTGGTGTTCTCATGGTAGACCTTTGGGCGTACATGGGTGACACACTACATTATTACGTTGACCGTGCTGCTAAAGAGTCTTTTCTTGCTACTGCTACACAGCGTGAAAGCGTTATAGCCATTGCTAACTTGCTTGACTACCTTCCAACAGGACGTCGTCCAGCAACAGCATCAATCTCTGTTAATGCGGCTAACACAACAGCAACCGATAGCGCCCCAGTCTTTATCCCAAAAAATACAAGATTCACGGCGTCTCCTTTAGTAGATACCGCATCTGATGTCATTTTTACTTCTAATACACCAATTGCTTTTGTTGGTACCTCAACAGGAGCAAGCGTAAACGTTGTTTCAAATGGTGTTACTTATAACACTTACTCAAAAAGTACTGTTGTTACAGTACCCCTTACTGAAGGTGAACTCTTTACTGAAACGTATACGTCTACGGGATTGCTTAACCAAAGAATTAGATTACGCCAAACAGGTGTTGTTACAAACAGTATTGGCGTAACTGTAAATGAGGGAGCCGCTGGTGTAGATGTATCCTACGGTTACGTTGATAGATTGCTTGCAGGCAATAGCAGTGACAAGATTTATGCGGTAGATATTACCGCAGACAACTACTCAGTAGTTACTTTTGGTAACAATGTGAACGGCATTATCCCAGCCATTAACTCCACCATAACAATCACATACCGAAAAAGCCGTGGTAGTGCAGGCAATGTTGTTGTTGGTGCAATCAAGTCTATTGAAAGCACACTCATCCCTAACAAGCCAGCCCTTGATGGTTTGGTAGTTATCCCAAATACAGTAAAAGCAGTTGGTGGTATTGACATTGAGTCAATGGCATCCCTTAAAGCAAACATACCAGCATCGTTCCGTTCCCAAGATCGGGCTGTCTCTATTCAAGATTATAAAGATCTTGTTTTAAGAGTTCCTGGAATTGTGCGTTCAACTGCGTACTTAACTGGTAGTACCGTGTCCATACTGGCGGCATCCGAGCCATCTACTTATGGCGCTACAGATACACTAGTGCTGACTGCTGCGGAAGTTACTAAAATAACAGATTACCTAACCCCACGAGAGATTACCTTTGTGACCTCCAGTGTTGGGGCTTCTGTATCATTGACGCCTATTAACCTTGTGGGTACGGTTCAAGTAAAAGACAACTACATTCAAGAGAGTGTATACGCAAACGTTGTTGTAGCCATAAAAAGTCTATTTACTTTTGATAATGCAGACTTTGGAAACAAGGTCTCATTGGGAGAGTTGTACCGAACCATATTAGCCGTGGATGGAGTAGATTACGCAGTGATTACTCGTTTCACGACAACAGGTTCAAACGTGATTGATAGTGCATCTGGTTTTACAGGAGTTGTAGCCGCTAATACGTCTATGCTCGTATTTAGTGAATTGTCTACTACATTCACGCTTGTTCCAAGCGGTGGCATTACTGCTTCTGGAGGTTAATAATGGCAAGACAATCTTTTAGGATTCGTAGATCTGCTGATGCTGTTGGCGTAGGTTCTTTTGTACGTGGTACACCTAATAATCAACGTACCGCAGGTGCATCTGTTGTTGATCAAGACGCTGCCATTAGGTCTACGGGAATCATTGTAGTATCCCAAACGTCTGAACTTTCTTTTTTCTTTGCTAGTGCTATTGAGTACAATGCAGTGCTTTTAGATTGGACGTTAACAGAGGAATTTGTAGAGGTAGACACCATTGCTAATGATGCTACTGGTCTTGTTGGGATCGCTCTTGTTTACTCAGACGTTGGATACCCTGAAACAGTTGCTGACGGTAAGGTCATTGCACAAGGTGCTCTCAATAACTACTTACACCAAGAGCAGATAGCAATTACCACGGATACAGGAGTTACTTACAAAAGTGAGCCTGAACCAGGCCGCTGGGCTTATTACACTCTTTTTGGCTACTTCAATACTGATGGTGTTGACGGTTCATTTTTTTATGAAAGACTTTCTTCTTTAGAAGTTATTGTTCCTTACGACTATGGGTCTCGTTCAGACATGTGGAACAGGATCCCTTACCATTACCGTAATGAAGACGTTAGTACAGCACACCTTGATCCTTCTGGGTTAAATAAAGGTCAACTAGAACGTTACATTGACATTTTTGGTTTTGAAGTAGACAGAATGAAAACCATTATTGATTCCAACATGGTTCAATACGACCCCGTTCTGTCTAACGCACATGCCATTAGTGAACTTGGAAATATGCTTGGGCTTGAAATAGATGGCAACGATGTAGGTATTGGACGTGTACGTGCTTTGCTACACGATATTGGATCCATTAGAAAACAAAAAGGTACACTAAGTGCTACTAAAGCCTATATTACAGCCGTCAGTGGAGGCAACGTAACGGTGTTCACGGGGGCAAGCGCTCCTTTCTTTACATTTGCTGTACATGCTCAGAGAACCAACCTTGTTGCTAACCCACAATTTGTTGGAAACTCCTCTTGGGATGTCACTTCTGAATACAGTGTGACAACAGTTGGTGCTTCTAATGGAATTACGATTACAGCAGGAGCCACCCCTACCAAAGTAGCCATTCGGTCTACTGTAGGAGTTCCTGTAGATGCAGACACCCAGTACTACACGTCATCCAATACCACTGGTGCTTCAGCACCTCTACACGTTTATGGTGGGCTATGGCACACATCAGCGTCATGGAATGACTGGGGAAGTGTCAGTTCTGATGCAACAGAATTGTCCGCTGGTATTGCAGGTCGTTCATATTTTGAAATGGCAGATACTGCCTCTACTGGTACCAAGTACCCCGTTTTTGTACTAGGGCTTGCCGCTAACCAATCAATCACTTTTAAGTATTGGATGGTGGAGCCTAACAAGTATGGTGACTTCTTTGATGGAGACTCTGTCTTTGGTGGGTTCCTTTATCAAGGCTTTGCTCCCGACTTTAAATGGGCTGGAACAAGGCACGCTTCTTATTCCGTGTACACAACCAATAGAAAAAAGACCCAAGCGGCTATAACCCAATTGCTTCCTAAGATACTTCCTGTTACATTAATGGGTACTAGTGGTGGTTCTGATAAGTATGAAACACGGTTTGATTGGATTCCTGGAAAGGATTTATGACCTATTTGATTGCAGGGTTAGCCGTTTACAAGTTGATGCAAGTACTGGACCTACTCACACCCAGAGAAGCAATGCCCTGGGTCAAAGTTCTTATCGGGGTTGTTTTTGGGTATGCCTCATTATTTATTTTAAATATCCAAGACAAGTGGATTTCGGGGTTGGCAGTCGCTACTATTGCAGGTGCCTGCCACGGAGTACTTAGATTGATTACTCTCATGGGAGATACAGCACAACGCAAATCAATCAAGTAAACGGAGCACAAGTGTTAAAAACATATGGCG